AGGACGCCGACAACATGCTCACGTTCCGCAACCGCACCGTCGCTGGCACCGTCGCTTCGTCGGCCACGTTCGGCACCAGCGGCATCGCCTACCAGACCATCGCCGCCAAGTACGGCGAGTTCCTGTTCAGCAGGGTCGGCGTCGATCGCGAGGGCGGCACGAACCAGACGGCGCAGGTGTCGAACCTGGCGGCATGGCAGGCGGCCAACGGGTCGCCCCGGACGCTCAAGCTCACCAACCTGCTCCTCGCCTCCGACGCTCAGTCGTTGGCGCTGGCGAACTACCTCCTGACGCAGTACTCGTCGCCGACGTGGCAGGTGTCGGAGGTCGGCGTCGAGCTCGGGCCGCTGTCGAACGCCGACACGGACACAATGCTGTCGCTCGACATCGGCAGCGTCGTCACCGTGGACTTCACCCCGAACGACATCGCCCCGGTGATCACCCAGAAGTGCCTCGTGCAAGGCGTGCAGCACGACATCGTCCCCGGCTCGCACCGGATGACGCTGTCGCTGATCGCCGCCCCGGTTGCCCTGTTCGTCGTCGGCACGTCGCTCGTCGGCGGCACCGACGTCGTCGGTTTCTGACCCACCCCCGAAGGAGTACTGATGGCACAGAAGACGTCATGGAACGGCGCTGCCCTGACCGAGTCCGACATCAACACCTACCTCATGGGTGAGGGTGGCGCCTGGACGACGTGGACGCCGACCCTGCAGCAGGCGGGTGTCGTGACGGCAACGGTCACGCATGCGGTGTACGGCCGCTGGGGCAGACTCATCATCGCCTCGTTCCGCCTGACGGCGACCGGCGCTGGCTCGGCGAACTTCGCCGTGCAAGTGTCACTGCCAGCGACGGCGGCGCGAGCGCAGGGAGTCTTGGGCACAGGCGTCATCTTCGACTCGTCGGCGGCACTGGTGTACTCGGGCACCGCCGTCCTGACGTCGACGACGGCTTTGCAGTTCGAGGGGCAGGGCAGCGGCGTCTCGCCAAACAGCCTCGGGTCGACTGGCTCGTACTTCACTGCTGCGCTGGCCGCCAATGACGTCATCACGGCGACGATCACCTACGAGGCGGCGTCGTGACCCATACCATCACCCCTCGCATCGACCTCGGCCTGCCCGCCCGGGTGACCAACGCCAACCGCATCACCGCTCGGCGGGCGCTGGCCCGCAACCTCGGCATGATCGTCGTGCACTACACCGGCGTCGCCCGGTCGTACGCCAACGCCGACCTCGCCAAGTCGGTGCAGGCGATCCACCGGTGGAGAGCCAACGAGTACAACTACGTCGTCCACATGGACGGCCGCATCGCCGAGTTCGCCGGCGCCTACCAGGCGGCGCACTGCGCAGGCCGCAACGCCACCTCGTACGGCGTGCTGTTCCTGAACGGCACCAACGACCCGTGCACCGATGCGCAGGTCGCCTCGTTCCGCTGGCTGGTCGACGTGCTCAAGTGGACGCAGGCCGTGGCGCCGGGCGTGCGGATCGTGCAGCACGGCCAGGTCGCCGCCACGGCGTGCCCCGGCCGGGTGAAGGAACGCTGGGCGGAGTTGGTGGCATGACGACCATCATCGTCGCCGTCATCGGCGGTGCGTTCGGCCTCGCCACGATCTGGCTGCAGGCACGGGTGCACCGCGACAACCGCAGCGACCACGCCAAGACAGCCGAGGTGGTCGACACCATCGCCGCTGTCGTCGGCGACATGCGTGCCGATCAGATCGAGATCAAGGCCGACCTCAGAGAGGTGAAGGCCGACCTCAGGGACCACTCGCAACGGCTGCGCATCGTCGAACACGTCGACGCCGCCGAACCACCGAAGCGCCAACGGAGGAAGCCAGCATGACCCGTCACCTGTTCACCCGAGCGTTCTGGGCTGACGCCGCTGAGCGTGCGATCAAGACCGCTGCCCAGGTCGCTCTCGTCGCCATCGGCCAGGACGCTGTCGGCGCCGATCTGTGGGGCGCCAACCTCGGCAACGTCGCTGCGCTCGCAGCGTCGGCGGCGCTGGTGTCGCTGCTGACGTCGATCGCATCCGCTCGAGTGCCGGGCATCTCACCGGCGTCGACGGTGCCGCCCGGTCTCTGAGCCGGGCACAACGCCACAGGGAGGCAACAGTGAGCAAGGCCAAGCCCGTCAATATCGCCGCTGAGCTAAGCGCCACCGAGACCGTCGACATCGACGCCATCCTCAGCGAGCACGTCCGCAAGCGGGCGGGTACCACCTGCACGGTGTGCGCCGCCCTCGCCGAGATGCCCGCCGACTGGCGGGCCAAGTTCGAAGAAGCGATCGACGACGTGAAGCGCTACTCGGCCATGTCGCTGGTCAACGCCTTCGAGAAGGTCGACGTGGTGCTCGCGCGGAACTCGGTCGAGCGGCACCGCAACCGTGAGTGTCTGGCTCGTCGTGGCCACGCCTGACATCGACGCCGTGCTGGCGGAGTCGGCGCGCGATGCGTACGACCTCAAGCGCAAGCACGCCGACGCCATGCACCAGCTCGAGGTCGCCAACGAGGCGCGCCACCGAGCCGAGCAGGAACTGTCGGCGATGCTCCGGCTCGACAAGGCACGCCCGGCCGAGCCGCCGAAGTGGATGCGCTCGCCTCGCAAGGCCAGCACCCACAGCGGCACGCCGTGGCTGTTGCTGAGCGACCTGCACTTCGACGAGGTCGTCGACCCGGCGCAGATCGGTGGCGTGAACAAGTACGACCGCGCCATCGCCGAGATGCGGCTGCGCACCACGATCGAGCACACGGTGAAGGTCTGCCGGGACTACTGGACCGGCGTCGCCTACGACGGCATCGTCGTGCCGCTGGCCGGCGACCTGTACGCCGGCGACATTCACGAGGAACTGAAGCACACCAACGCCGACACCATCATGGGTTCGGTGCTGCATTGGAGCGACCAACTCGCTGCTGCGCTGTCGCTGCTCGCCGACGAGTTCGGCAAGGTGCATGTCCCCGTCGTCGTCGGCAACCACGGCCGCACGACCCGCAAGCCGATGGCCAAGTTCCGGGCCCGGACGAACTGGGACTGGTTCACTGGCCATCTGCTCGCCCGGGAGTTCCGCAGGGATGCGCGGGTGACGTTCGACATCGTCGAATCAGCCGACGCCCTGGTGCAGTCCTACGGGCACACGGTCTGCGTGACGCACGGCGACCAGGTGACCGGCGGCTCTGGCATCGGTGGCATCTGGCCGCCGATCATGCGGCTCGACGCCCGCAAGCGTGCCCGCTACGCCGCCGTGCAGCAGCCGTACGACCTGTTGGTGATGGGCCACTGGCACCAGTTGACGTGGGGACCGAACTTCATCATCAACGGCTCGCTGGTTGGCTACGACGAGTACGCAGCGGTGTCGAACTTCGGCTTTCAGGAACCGGCGCAGGCGCTGTGGCTGATGACGCCGGAGCGTGGCCGCACATGGATGGCGCCGATCTACGCCCAGGACCGTGCGAAGGAGGGCTGGTGACCGGCACCGCCATCGTCGTCGTCTGGCATGACGCTCACGCTGACCGTGCGGGCGGCTGGGTGCTGCCCGCCGACATCGACGCCGAGCCCTACCGCGTCACGAGCATCGGGTGGCGTATCGAGCCGAAGCCCGGCCACGTCTCGCTCGCCCAGTCGATCGGCGACGACGGTGCGCTCGACCACATCATCCACATCCCCGACGGCATGGTGATGGAGGTGACGGAGCTGTGATCGAGCACGCCCTGGCGGCCCTCGTCGCCGACGCCCGGAGCCACGGCCTGACGAGCATTGACCTGCTGTCGCTCGAACGGCTGCTGGTCCGCGCCGATGACCAGCGCCAACGGCTAGAGCAACACCGTCGCGACCTAATGACCGTGTACGACCTGCTACCGCCTCACAACTGAATCGCTCGCTGCGCCCCCTGAGCAGTGCGACGCCACGCCCCTCGCCGCAAGGCGGGGGGCTGTTGGCGTTTTCAGGCGGCGTACAGTTCGTCGAGCAACTCGCGCAACTTCGTCGACGTTTCCAGGTACTGCCCGTCGAACTCCTTGGTGTCCGCTTCGGTCGCCGTGCCCTGCAGGATCTTGAGAGCGAGCAGCGACGCATCCAACCCCCTGAACATCAGCGCCTCAGCCAGGGGAGTGTCGCCGAGCCTGTCGGCCTCCAACTGGTCGATGGCCGCGTCGCACGCCGCCTTCTCCTCGTCGATGCTGATCGGCCTGCCGTCCTGGCGGTCGAGGTTGGTGAGCAGGCTGAGCGAATCGATGCAGTTGTCGACAGCGATGTAGGTGTCGCGGCTCATCGTCACGGCCGCCGTGGTCGACGGCGCGGCCGGTGTGGTGGGCGCCACCGTGGTCGGCGGTGGCGTGGTGGTGGCAACCGTTGTCGGGGCCGTCTCGGTCGTCGACGAGCAGCCGGCGAGAAGGACGATGGCAATGATGGGGGTGATACGCATGTGCCCAGTGTGGCGTCCGTGTCAATGCCCCTACCGACACCAGGCCATCCCACAATCACCCCACAATCCACCAGGCACGGCGCGACGCCACCTGGCGAAATGCGGCGAGACGGAACGAGAAAGCCCAGGTCAGGGCACCTGTAGC